ACTCGCTGTAACCAATGCAGCAACTTCAACCGATGTAGTTGCGATTGCACCTTACTTTAATGGTTCTATATTTGGTATTAAACTTACACCTGTAGCTGGCGGAGTAACTCCTGAAGTCTGGTCATTTGCAACTCTCGGTAAAAGTAAAGCAGATGCTTATGCTGCTATTTTCCCATCGGGAACTACCCCTACTGCTTCTGAAATTAAATCAGCAGCATCTGTATCTGCACTACTGCAATTTTCGTTATCATCAACAGGTTATAACGCAATGCCAACCCTGTCAGCAACTGATGGTTCGCAGGTCAATGTTTGGGTGACTACAAAGATTGATTCCGAAGATATTGTTCTTTCAGGTGCAGTTACAGTAGGTTCAGGCCAAGCTTCAGTCGAAGTTCAACCTACTTTTACTGCCCAAGCCAAGCGAATGAGAGAAGGTATTCTTGTTAATACAGTAACTTCGATTAAAGCTCAGGCTTTAGCCGCAGGTTCTATTCCTTTGATGTGCTATGAATGCGGAAGTCATAATGACGTAAAAGCACCTACCTCTATCATGACTTGGCATACTAACTACATGCACTCTACTGAACATGCTTCTATTCTGATAGAGTATTTGACGTGCATGAGTCAATGGATTAAGGTTGCGAATTGGTTTTCTGATGTAGGTATTGATAATGCCGACACAACTTGCTGGGCTGTAGCAACTTCGTACAAGAACTCAGATTGGTCTGTTGACACTAGATTTAATTCACTTAAACTAGCTAATGGTTATATCTCTAGAGTTCTACCTTTACAGATTGAAACCCCTCCTGTTGTTTCTCCTATTTTGACGAACCCAGGGTCAGTATTTAAGGTTGCTGACTTACCTATAGATGCAACTCACTACATCTATTCGGGTAATACAAATAATGCTTACTCAATTTCTAGTGGAGCTATTTACGGTGATCCTACCAAGATTCAGTGGAATACACCAACCTCTGCCAATCTTGTTGTGCATGGTTTAATCTCAGGAAGCAAGATCGGTCGAGGTGTAATCTCTGTCCCAACTGGTGATTCCTGGTATGCGGGTGATTCCTTGTTTGCGTGGTCTACCATTGACGATACAGACACGGCAGCAGTAAACCCCCTGATTGGTACTGCTCTAGCTAAGGTATCAACTGGTGCTGCTGTAGCCTCTGGTGGTTTATGGGACATGGATAATGCTGCTTATAATGGTGCGGGTTTAACAGGGAATCTAATCCCAAGTAAACCTATCTTTATCGCTGCGGTTCTTGATAAAGACAATCACACTGCAACATACATCAATGCTTTACTATCTATTGGTGGTGGACAAGGTGTAAGCTTCCAAGTTAATGCCAACGTAGCTAGTGATATCCGAGCAATCTTAGTTGCAAGTAATGGTACAGCAAGTACAGTGTTTCCTACAACAACAGCAGGTGCTCATGTTTACTGGTTGTACAGTGATGGTGTAAATACAGTTCAATGCGGTGTTGACCAAACAAATGGCACAACTGTAACTACATTGGCTCTGTCAGCATCAGGTGCAATGGGCAATACTGTTGTAATTGGTTCTAACGCAACTACACCAAGATCCCTGATGAAGCATGGTTCCATGACTGTTTTGAATAGAGCAGGACTTACCTTAGCTCAAGCCAAGGCTCTAGTAGCTAAGATTCAGGCACTTCATGGAATTGCTTAATCAGTAATACCTGCTTATAAATTGACAATTAACCAAACAGGTGATATAATTAATTTTATATCGCTTGTTTTAAGGAGATAATATTGAACCCAGAGGATAATACAAAAAGTAAAATTCCAATCCTGAAATCAAATGATCCTTTGCTCAAGCAAGTTTTATTTGTAGTGATGCAACCTGATGTAGTAGATGCTCATGGTGACATTATTTCAGAAGAAGAAGTCAGAAAAGCTTGCCATAGTTATAATTTGACTTGTAACAGAGCTAACTTATTTCACCGAGCCCAGACAGAAACCTTTTCTACTGTTGAATCCTATATTACACCAGTTGATCTCCAGATTGGAGATAGATTTGTAACTAAAGGCTCTTGGTTAGCTAACCTTCAGATTCACGATGAAGACCTTTGGTTAGCTATTGAATCAGGTGAAGTCAATGGAGTAAGTATTGGTGCTATGGCTGATGCTGAGAAGATTACAGAATAAGGAAAATAATGTCAGATACAATTAAACCAAAACGCAAGCTAAAGAATATTGACTTCTCTGGTGACACTGCTCATATTGCTCTTGTAAGCAAAAGCCAAGGTGGTCCAGCAAATCTTTCACCAAATGCTCTCGTCCTGAAATCAGGTGAAGGCTCTTCAGAGTTTATCCAGAAGATGCAAAAAGTTAAAGTAACAATGGAGATTCCAGAGTTCCTTGAAACCTTCTTCTGTTTGTACGAAGATGATGCGGAAGTCCTTGCTGCTATGATGGGTTATACCGAAGGTTCAGGAGAAGATGATGATGCTGGTACTTATTCCAGAGAATCATTCTGGTCTTGGTACAGGGAAACTTATCCAGATCAATCCGTGTGGGATCTTACACCAGAACAAGAAGATGCAGCTTACCAAGAATACATCGCTGCTCAACTTTCAGGTATTGAGATTATCAAGTCCCTGAAGGGTACAGATAGTCAAGTAAAAGCCCTAACACAACTTGATGAAGATTCTTATCTTTCTTTTGCTCTTATGCAAGAAAAAGTAGAAAAGGCTCTGAAGAATAAAGATTCTGCTGTAGCCAAGTTCAACGAAGAAAAGAAGGTAGTCCTAAAGGCTGCTAAGACAATTAAAACTAAAGAGGTAAATATGCCAGGAGCAATCCAAGAACAGGATCTTCAAACTTCTTTCGTAGCCCTACAAAAGTCATTTGAGGACACTCAGACTTCTTACGTTGCGCTGCAAAAGTCATTTGAAGACCAAAAGGTTGAACTTCAGAAAGCTCAAGAGATTGTAGCAGAACTGAAGAAGGAAAAACAAGAGCAAGTTGAAAAAGCTCGCTTTGAAGTAATGAAGTCTGCTGTTAAGGATGAAGCTAAGGCTGTTGTTCTTTTCAAGGCTGTTAAGGATTCTTCTGATGAAGATTTCCAAGCTGTTGTTAAGTCTCTGACCGAGATTACAAAGGCTGTAGAACAAAGTGATTTGTTCAATGAAAAGGGTACCTTCGGAGAAGGTAACCAAGTTGAAGAAGAGTCGGCAGTTGCCAAAATTCTGAAGTCCAAGCAAGTTAAATAATCAAAATATTGGAGATATAAATGGCACTGCTATTCACAGAAAATTATCGTTTTAGCCACCTTGTTAAGGCTGAACTATGGCCCGAAAAGGCTTACTGCCGTTCGGTTCTAACTGTTAACGAAGCTGCTGCTTCCACCTATAACGTAGGTACTGTCCTTGGTAAGGTAACCGCTACTGGTAAGTACAAGATTTGCGTACAAAGCGCATCTGATGGTTCACAAACCCCAGTTGGTCTAGTTCTTGCTGATTATACTGTTGCTGCTACCACTGATACCAAGGTTCTAGTTCTTACTAAGGGCCCTGCTGCTGTATCTTCAGGTGCTCTAAAGTTTGATGCAAGCTTTACTACTCAGCCTCAGAAAGATGCTGCTATCGCAAGCCTTGAAGCTCTAGGTATTCAGGTACTGGCTACTGTCTAATTCTTTAGATAGCTAATAACAATAACATATTAAGAATTGGAAATAAAATGCAAATTCGTTCCTTTGCCAATGGCTTTGAATTACAGGACTGGACTTCTGAGCTTCAAATTGTCCCCAACACATGGGGTCTAGTTAATTCACTTGGTATTTTCCAAGATGAAGGTATCACAACCTCTACTGTAGTTCTGGAAAGCCGTGAAGGTTCTCTAGGTTTGCTACAAGACACTGTACGTGGTGCTCGTGTACAAGTAAACAAGGATGACCTATCTAAGATTCGTTCATTCGCTGTTCCTTACTTTACCGATGATGATTACCTGACCCCTCTGGATCTGCAAGGTAAGCGCATGTACGGTACTGCTGACCAACCTGATAATGAAGCTGCTGCTATTGCACGTAAGCTACAACGCATTCGTCAGAACCACGCAATTACTCAAGAGTTCGCACGTTGCCAAGCTATTACCGCTGGTACTGTCTATGCTCCTAACGGTACTGTTTCTACTGACTTCTATACTGAATTCGGTGTTGCTCGTAAGGTAGTTGGTTTCGATCTGCTTAATGCTACTGCTGAAGTTATTGGTAAGTCCGAGCAAGTAATTGCTCACATCCAAGATAACGTGCAGAATGGTTCAGTTGTAAATGATGTCATGGTTCTTTGCAGCCCTGAGTTCTTTGCAGCCCTGATCTCTCATGCATCTGTCAAGGAAGCTTACAAGTACTACACCTCTAACGGTAACCAAGAACCTCTGCGTCAGCGCCTAGGTACTGGTCTGTATCGTACCCTTGTTCATGGTGGCTTGTCCTTTATTGAATATCGTGGTACTTACAACGGTACTAAACTGATCCCAGCTAACGAAGCTTATGCTATCCCTGTTGGTGTAATGGATATGTTCAAGACCTTCTATAGCCCTGCTAATAAGTTTGGTTTCGAGAATACCATTGGTGTCCCTGGTTATGTATTCACTTTCCGTGATCCCAAGGGTGAGAAGATTGAAATCGAATCAGAAATCGCTTTCATGAACCTAATTAACCGTCCTCAAGCTGTTGTGCGTTGCACCATCGCAGCCTAAAGACTAGCCACTTTATGTGGCTTCAGTTTAATTCTATTTCTGCTTATTCGTAAGCAGTCTTAGTGACCTTTCCTCTACTTCGGTAGAGGATTTACCAAAGAGTATCTTACTTAGGTATTCTTTGTTAAAACGAAAGGATAACAAATGCCTTATTCAAATAATCCCGGAACTGTACCAAGGGACAAGGTTTATATCGAGTTAGGTTTAACTGATCCTACTCAGAGTTTACTGACAGATGAAGAAGTTGATTACTATCTTGAACGTGCTTCGGATGACACTATAAATGCTTCTGTAGCTGCTGCAAGAATGATTCTATTTAAGCTTGCTCAAATGACTAGATTCAGAAACGATACTCTAGAAGTATTTGCTTCTGATCAAATGAAGCAATGGCAACAAGCCCTTGAAATGTACATCGCAGCTAATGATCCTGAAAGTTCAAAGAGAAGTCTAGCTACA